AATTTGTCTGCATAAAAAGTAAGTGTAACCTCACCTGAATAACTATGACCATATACGATTTCTCTTTTTGGTCCATATGTTCTAAAATCTGTTGTGTTTAAGTTTCGACCTGGCATTTCAATTGATTCTACAAATGCTCTTAAACCTCGTCTAACTTCACTTTGTTCTGAAAGTTGGCCGCTTTGTGTAATATCTTTTATTTCTTCCCAAAACAATATGTCTTCACCAACACTATCAACACTTACACCTTTTGGCATAACAAAGTCAACTAAAAATCTATTCGGCCTAGCAAAACCCTCACCTTGTGCGATAGCACCCATAACTCTACCAATTGTAGATTCAGGATTACCACCTTGTGTTCGTTTTAACCTAGGGTCACCTTCAACATCATCTAAAGACCTATCTCTCGGAAGACCAAGTCTTATATCAAAAGGACCTATTCTTCTACCGCCTCTTAGTATTGCCATATCCCGTTCCTGTTTCTCTATTAGACCAACGCTTGTGCCATGCCCAAACATTTAACTTGCTTGAATATTTTTCTATAATAGCATAAAACCAATCCATTAGATTTTTCTCCTACTATCAGCAAATACAGAACCAATGCTTCTTTTCTTAAAGTCTGCTACTGGTAAATATACTGCGATAGCCATTTCGTCTGCATCAATTCTTCTAAATTCTGTCTGTACATGACTATACAAATATTTCTTAATTGCTGGTCTGATTAAATTAATACTCTTAACATCATCATAACTCGCTAACAATTTTGTTGTACTATCAAATTTATTGTTTGTAGTAAATTGTTGTAATCTCTCTAATAATCTAAATCTCAATGGGTAAGGTAAATAATGAAAGTTCAATCCCATAAACCCACCTCTTATTGGCTCTAGTGGTAACACTAAAGGAAATGTATCATAAAAAGGTAAAGTTTGTTTATATTTAGGGTCATAGACAAACATATTCATACGGCCTATACTAGGTCGTGCATTTAATCTGCCTTCGGACATCAATTTTCTACGACTTACTCTATCGGCAATAAGGGAAACTGCGTTTCTGTACCATGAGGCACTACGCAATTTATTATTCTGTAAATCTACTAATGGGTCAAATATTGTCTTAGCCATATGACTATTTATATGTTCTTCCAATAAAAAACCCACCTACCTTTCGGTAGGTGGGCTAAAGTTTACCTGAAGCGGAGAGATTTACTCTTCCTCAGCCAATTTACTAAAGTAGTCTAGTGTATCATCATCATCTGAATCCATCACATCACTTGACTTTGGTAGAGCGACTTCAGCACTTTTCATAGGACGCTGTGGTTGGCTAGGCGGGAGGTCTGCCGATTCCACAGTTTCCGTGCTTTGTTGTCCGCCTGCAATAACCCTATTCAGTTTCTCTTTGAGTTCATCATAGGTCTTAAAATTGCTTGGGTCAACAAAGTCTTTTAGAGGGTACTGTTTACCCCAAATCGCTTTGATTTGGTCATCTGTTTCTGCAATCTGCGAAACACCCTCAAACTCGGACTTGTCATAGTTCCAATATCCATCAACTTTACGAAGCTTCAATTTGAAGTTTGCACCTTTCCAAAAATCAAATGGATTAATTGGTGTTTCATCTTCAAATGCTGGTTGCATCGCTTCCGTAATCTTGTCAAAGATTTTCTTACCAAACTTATAAAGAAATACTTTGCCTTCGTTTTCTGGATGTTTTGGGTCACTTACGACATAGATATTGCTGTAATAAGAGAGTTTTCTTTTTCTCTTACGAGCAATTTCTTTATCAGCATCAACACCTGTATTCCATAATCTTGTGTTTTCTTCTGACACAGGATCCTTTTGGCCTAAAGTTGTTAATGAGTTCTCAATATACCAGCCACCTTTATCTTGGAAGGCATGAGACCAAACTCTTTGCCATGGCATATCTTCACCAGATACAGCAGGCAAAAATCTGATAACAGCATAACCGTTACCTGTTTTGTCCATCTCAGGTTTCCAAAATCTATCGTCCTGATATTTGTTTTTGTTGGATTGGTCTTCTGGATTTAGGTTTTGTTCCAGAGCCTTTGTGAGTTTGTCAAAGTTACTTGACGAGCTTTTTAATGTATCGAAATCCATATTTTTCTCCTTGTATTAATCGTATTTCGTATTTGTGTTACCTGTATAATCGGTATCATTATTATTTATGCCTTTTTTTTCTAAATTTCTCAAAAAAGTTCATAATTTTATCCAACACTTTATAAATTATACTATCAAACATATTAACTTGTTTGTAGATAATTGTCAAGCGTCCTTTGAAATTTACCAGCGTGTGACTTTTCAGCCTTTGCTAGAGTTTCAAACCAATCAGCAATTTCATCAAAGCCCTCATCTCTGGCTGTTCTTGCCATTCCAGGGTACATATCAGTATATTCATGTACTTCACCTTTGATTGCTGAATTTAGATTTTGCTCGGTACTACCCATAGGTTCGCCTGTTGCTGGGTCACCTACTTCTTCTAAGTATTCTAAATGACCATGTGCATGGCCTGTTTCACCTTCGGCAGTTGACCTGAATACTTGTGCTACTTCGTTTGCACCTTCAATGTCTGCCTTTTGAGCAAAATATAAGTATCTTCTATTTGCTTCACTTTCGCCTTGGAAAGCTGCTCTTAAATTGTCTTTTGTTTTACTATCTTTTAGTTCCATAAATTACCTTTTAAGTTAAATAATGCGAAATAGGAGGGACTTGGGTACACCCCCAACTCAGCTACACAGATACCTGTTCTAATGAGCCAAGAACCAACTTCCACTCGGTAGAGTGATGTGACACAACGCCTTTCAGCAGCCATGCCTGAGTACCACCTCTAAGTTGTCAAGTTCGGTTGTCTGGTAACAACCTCTTCCTTGCACTATAAAAAGAGAGTAATTAATTCTCTTTTGCATTGTTTATAATATATCAAATTCCAAGCAAATTGTCAAGCGTGGATTGATTGATATATTCTAAATTCTTTTTTTCTTTCCACTCGTCAATAGGTAGATTTGTCTTATCTCTACCATCATTATATTGGTTTACCTTAATAAACTTAGTATTAGGGTACCAGTCCATAAGTGTACGCCACTGTCTAATCCAGTTTACTGCTGGTGTAGGACCATTTTCTTTTGCCACATAATGTTTTGTACTCTTATACAAATTATTCACATGATTCGTAGCACTATATAAATCGTGGCCAATTAAATATATTTCATCTGGTTGTTCTCTATGTATAGCCACATAACCTGCACTTGCACCACAAGCCCAACCAAAATCTCTTTTTGCACCTTTACCATTATTCTCTACACATATGTCCGATAATGAAGTAGAATAATCTGGTTCTTTTATCCAAGATACCTTTATTGTAGATTGATTAACATTCTTTTTGGCCTTTTCACCATTTCTTTTAATCAAATCAACAATGCCTTGTAATTTAGAACCGTGCATTACATATTCTTTACTATCACCTCTTTCATTTGATACTAACACCTCTTTTAGATGTTGTTCAGCCTCTAATTTTTCCATACCACCATAAATCATCATTTCATAGGTCATTGCTGGCACTTTAGTCCAATCTCTAAAGTAACAAGGTATCTTTTGTGCCATACCAGCGTGATAGATTTCGTGCATAATACCGTGGTCAACAGCAGTTAATACATCTGGTAAAAAATCTCTATAAATGGCATTGCAACCATAAATCTTTCCGTGTGGTCTCAGTTTTTCCAAGTTATAATCTTTACGACTTTCACCATTACCTATACAAAATACTCTCTTCACTTTTTGCCTGTCTTTTTTATTTTGTCTGGACATTTTAAGTCCAATATTTAACATCTCTTCCTCTTTTGGCCACTCTTCATCAAAATACTTAGCCATTTACAAATACATCCTTCATAATCAATTTTGCCTGTGTACTATTGTAGTTTACAAATGGTTTCATTTTTTGTAACCTTTTGTATATCTCAGGCCAAACAATTTTTTCTTCAATTTTCTTATTCCATACCTTACTATACGATAGTATTGTATCAAGTATGATGGCGGTCTGGAGGTGAATTTTCTTTTGAATAAGTAATCGTAAAACTCTAGGATGTTGTCCGCTAGAAACATCAAAAGCGTCATCAAAAGAAATGCCCCTGCCATCAATATCATTACGAATAGCCACACAATCATTCCTAAAATGGTACTCAAATGATTCTTTATACTTTCTAAACTTGGTGTAATTCTCAGTACCTTCATTGTTTATTAAATTACCAACCCACTTACGACTATCAACAGCAAAATTACTAACAAAATAATCCAGTATATCTCGCTCATTATATCTTTTAGATAACTTATGAAAAAAGTACCTATCAGACCTTTTCGTAAAGCTTTCCAGGCTTGCCGTAACTCTTCCACCGTATTTGGAAAAATCATAACTATCGGTAGTAAAGTGGTTTTTAACTGCCAAATATATTTTAAAAACTTCAAATCCGCCATACATATTAATTCATTAAATACTTAGCACTTACAGGAAAATGGTCTTTTAAATGTCTTGCAATATGTTCAGTGACCACTCTTGTTTCTTGTTGTGCATCCTCTTTGTTTCTTAAATTACAAACTCTAGCAAAGGCCATTAAACTACCTGACCAATACCATTCTGTCATCATATTTTGAGGTAAAACCATTCTTGCCATTTCTGGTGAAATATCTTCCTCTAACATTTGTTTATATATTACTTTACAAGCTTGTGTAATTTCAGTAATATCAAATTCTATTTCTTTATCACCACTACCTTGTTTTTTATTTTCTGGTCTACTACGCCAGATAAAAGGTATATAAAACTCTGGTTCATCATCTACATATCTACGACTTACTTCATTCCAAATTAAACCAACTTGGTGTTTTACTAACTGTCTTGCTACAAAGATAGGTGCTTTAATTAAAAACTGCATACTTGCGTGACCAAAAGGTGACCAATGGTCATGCTCTGCCAAATACTTAATTAGTTTTTCATCTTTCTCATCAAATTCTGTTTTCTTTTTAGCAAATGATACTCGAGCTGCATTTACTACCGATAAGTCACTACCCATTTTATCAATTAAAGTTACATTCATTAAAAAAACCTTTCTAAACTGTCTGTTGATATAAACTGTTCATTAATCCAATCTCTTTTACCATCAGCCCAAAATAAATCTTCTT